ATCTTCGCCGTAGCGTTTATAATATGCTGCTATTTCCCGCTCAAGCTTTGCCGCCTCGGCTTCGTATTGCCTGAGCAGGCGCCGCTTCAGCGCAGCTTCGTCCTTTTCAAGCGCTGCTGCAAGTTCTTCTTGCCGCTGCGGCCAATAAATACTACTCTTCATCAGCCGAGCCACTCACTCTGTTGGTGGGGTAATCCGTTGCATACGCGGTGCTGTCTTGTTGCTTTGCCAGGCGCTCCAGCTCTTCATCAACATTATCAACGATGTGAAGCTTGCTGAGCAGGGTTTCATCGCTAACCGTGCCCTTGAGTTTTTCGACAACGGCGGCATCCTCGGAATAATCAACGGGATAATTCGGAGTAAAGATAAAATTAAGCTTCATCCAATCATCGGCGGCCATAGAATTAACCGGATTGGAAAAAATAAGCTTATAGCGCCGATTGAGCGCACCCTCAAATTTGCGCTGCTTCGTTTGGAAGAGATTATCCATAATCGAATAACGATATTGCATTGCTTTGCCCGAAGCTGCGGCATCGAAGTTTTCATCATTGATATTTGCCACCATTGAAGTAACAAACATCAGTCTTTCGAGCCTATTGAGCAAATTTTCCTGCGTTTCATCCGCACTCGGCCGTGTAAGGAAGCTCGCATCGCCCTGTTCACCTCCTGTGCCATAAATGTTAATAATGCGGCTGTCTTTAATTCCCTCAAGCTGTTCGGGGGTAAGCTGCCTGCCGGTTATCTTCATATATGCATCAGCAAAGTAATCAACATCGTTTGCTTTTTCACTTAATGCTTTGTTGTAGCCGTTCATCAGCGGCAGAGCGCCGCTGTAAATTCCTATTCTTTCTTCATTCTCAACCCATTCGGTTGCCGGCACATCACAAAATCCGTGCAAAGCTTCGTAATCCTCAAATATCAGCTCGCCGTTATTGGTGAAGTAGCGCACCGTGCTTCCGTCCGAAAGCGAACCGTGCATAACTTTTTCGCTGTCATAATAATAACGGCAGAAATACAGCGGCCGCGTTAAAGCGGAATCGTCATAAATAATAAATGATTCGGTCGGCCGCACATACTGCGTACAAACATTCTTTTCAGCATCAAGATAATAAAATTCGTAAGCTCTGCCGTAGATTGAGCAAATTTTCGACAATTCGAAATTTTTATCGTCGATTGAGTTATAAGCGCCGAATAAATCCACAAACTCCTTAACTCGCTTATCGTCACATTGCACCTTTATCGGTATACCCACGAAAAAGCCGTTAAAAGTATCGGCTATGTATTTTGCGAAGTTCACCGAAAGCCTGTTATCGGGCTTGTTGTTCGGCTTCGGCTTCTGATGATAGATATCGTAATCATTCCTATATGCCCTTTCAAGCGGGCGGTAAAGGCGATTAGATATAAATTCATTATCACCGATGAATTTTTGAAGCTTCAGCGGGGTTAATTCTTCCTCGCGAGACATTCTGAATATGTTGTATTCCAAGGTTATAATCCTCCTCTGAATAGGTTAATCTGCACACCGTCCGTAAGCTCACGATATAGTGAAGCTGCGCTGTCCGGCGCATCGTCATGCGCTGCGTTTTCCGAATAATCAAGGATTGCGGAAATGTATTCCGGGTCCGTGCAATCGAGCCACTTAATCTGTGCCCAGGCTTTTTTGAGATAGGTTGAAATTTTGATGTACTTATTCATTTTTTCATAATATGACGAGCACATCAGCCCGCGGGCGATAAGGTCTTTTTCAAGGTAGCCTTTGTCGCCGTTGCGCTCACAATAAATCGTGCCGAGGCGGAAACGCTCTTGATATGCTGCAATCTTGCCCTCGCACTCTTCGATGTGCTTTTGCCAAAGTTTGCCAAAGCCGATTATTTCGCCGCTCGGCAAAATGTTAAACGCGGTATATGCGGTGAAATCCTCGCCGCCGTAGGCCGCATCAACATGGGATTTACCGCCGTATATAAGCTCTTCTTTATCAGTGAATTGCGGATTCGTGAACAGCGCATCTTGCGCTGCGATATGCTTCAGCTCATAGTTGGCGGCAAATAGGCTGTCCGTCATGCTGTTGCGTATCTCGCGCAGCTTCTCTTTGGTGATCAACCCGGTGCTGTAGCAGTCATATTTTTTTACATTTGGCATTAAAGATATGGCATCCTCTTTATGCCACGGCGTGCCGGTGTTTATAAACCGTCCGCTGCGATTTTTGATATTTTGAAGTTCCATATATTGAAGCCGAGTAAGCTTCCGCTCCGCCGCGCTCACTCGGTCCTTGATGTTGACGATATCATCCGTAACAACAATATCTGCGTGCTTACCTGTTATCGAAGTGCCGATACCGAGCCCGATCAGCTGGCTTGAACCTTTGATTGAGGTGCATAAATTTGTGTGGATCTCACTGTCCGTTCGCTTTATAAACTCAAGCGGGCGGTTATACAGTATTTGCACGATTTTTTGCAGGCAACCCGAAGCGAGGATTTTGCCCACCTGCTTTATAACTTCTTTTGTGTCGTCGTCCGTTTTTCGGAAAAAGATAACAAATTCATTCGGAAATAAGATGATGTGCAAAGCGAGAAACAACGAAAGAACGGTTGTTTTGTATGAACCGCGGTGTGCCAAAAGCGTTTGATCGTCGCTGCCGTATAAGAACGAACGCAGCCACTCGTTATGCAGCTGCGTTAAATCGGTGAACCCTACCCAATGCCCCACCAAGTAGGGCTTTTCGTAGAGCAGATCAAGTATTTCTTTTCTTTCCGGCAAAATATTTTTCCATTTCTTTCAGCGTGCCGTCATCCGGCGTTGTAACCTCCACCTTTTGGATGTAATCGCCGTCCATTTTATTGAGCACATCAATGGCGCGGATTCGATACCCGGCATCCTCGCTGTCTTTTTCCGCGATTTTGGAAAGCGTAATCATGCGCTCCGTACGGTGCATTATAGATTTATTATCTAATTCTGTTTTTAAGAAATGATACCTTTCCTGAACCTTATCGCTGTTAAACAGCGCAGATGCCTTTGAATCAACTGTGCTGTCTTTCCATTTTTGTGAGGAGGGAAATGCCGCCCTGTAAGCCTTGCGCTGCGAATCACCCTCAAGCAATCGGCGGATGAAGATATCCTGCCGTGCCGTAAGAGCCATGAGCTCACCGCCTTTCTGCAATCAAAAAGGACGCGCCACCCGGCACGCCCTTTGCTTTTCGCTTTTCTGTTCATTTTAATTATATCAAACTCTTAATGGGAATTGTGGGAAATATATTTTCGCAGCTTTTTCGAGGCGGTTGTCCTATCTATAAACATAGCCGCAGCGATTTCTTCGTAAGTCTGCCCTCGGCAACGCCTGATTGCTATTTCGCGCACTTCGGCATCTTTGATATTGAGCACGAAATGCTGAATCCCTTTAATCTGTGCCCACAGACGGTTATACGCCTCCGCCTTTTCAAGATTGAGCAGCTGCATGGCATATTGCTCGGTGGGGCTTACCACGGCACTGCGCTGCACTTTGATTTTTGAGCAGTCCACCCCCGTCAAAAAGGACGGCGAAAGTTCTTCGCGCCACAAATCAGCCTGGCGCACCAAGCTTGAATAATTCTCTATCATCTCTATTGTGATGTTAATTTACAACGCCCCCTTTATTTCTTTGCGGCATGCTACATCCGCACCATTACCGCTGACACATACCAATGCCCGTTAAATTCGTTATATCGTGAATTACACCGCAAAAATCTGTAACCCGGATATTTGCGCTGCCAATAATCTGCATCATCAATGTGAATAGTCGCCATGCGCTCTACCGTGCGGCGGCTGATTCTTCCGTCTTTATCTTTAAGCCTTGTCGGCTGCGTTAAATTCTTGCTCGTGAAATAGCGGCGGGTGCCCTCAGGGTCCTTTGAGAAATACTTTGCGAGCGTTTCATAGCCGAAACGGCTCGGCAAATATCTGTCTGCACTCACTCTTTCACCGGCAATCCACATATTTTCCATATCGTCTCTGCTTAATCCTCTGCTCATAACTGCGTGGAAGTGATAGCTTGTCTTGCCCTTATTCTTGCCGGTCTTATATGTTTTGGCTTCGATTATGTAGATATACTTAAAAGGCTCGGTTATTCCGAGCTTTGCGCGGCGGCGCTTAACTCGTCTGATATAGTTTACCATGATTTTGCGCGCTTCATCAACATCGGACGGTGCGGCGGAGGGTGAGATTGTGGCAGTAAAAAAAATATCGCCGTCGTCAAAGTTAGCATTAACGAGCTCTATAAGTCTGCGCCTGGCCTGCTCTGCGTTATAACGCTTCATCTCGTCTGATGTGGGCTTCGATCTTGCAGCCCTTTCGGGAATGCGGCGGCCGCTCGGGTACACCGGGTAAAAATCCGCTTCCAATAACTTGCCTGCTTTTATTCTTCTTTCGCGAATCACGGCCGCTCCCCCTCTCTCGTTGTTGTTACTCGTGGAAAATAATGTTATTTTTGTGTTTTCTTTTCCTTGTGGTCGATTTCTTATGATAGAATACAAGGCTTCAAGCGAGCTTTGCCTGCTCGCTTTTTTTCGGCCTTGTTATTCGGTTTTAGGCACCTATATATAATGTATATAATATATAAGGCTAAAACACACTTTGCAGCGCTTGAGCTTTTAACTTGGAAGTCTTGCTGACTTCAAGGCTCAAATGCCCGTCACGCTGCTTGAGCGTTATTCTTGTTGTGCCGGCTTTAAGTTGGCAGCTCTCGGCCTCGCACTCGGCCATATACCTTACGCATTCACCGAAGAAAAATTCTGTGTTTTCTTTCAGGACAAGGATTTCTTTGTCCTGCAAACTCTTTACTTCAAGCATAATTTCAGAAACGGCTCTTTGCTTTCTTTCCGCCTTTTTTGCTTCGGTGCAATCGCTTGACCGTCCGTTAAAACCTGATGACAATATTCACATTCTTTCATTGCTTACCTCCGTATCAGTTTTTGAATTGCTTTTATTATGCGCTGCGTGTTTTTCTTGCGAACGCGATTCTTTTTTGCGTGCGCCGCAAGAAAAACAACCCTCCGGGAAATTATTTTGCTTATCAATTTGCTAAATTCCTCAATTGCAGGAGAAAAAACTTTAAGAAACGCGGAAGCTGCTGCAGCCGTCACATCGGCGAGCGCCTTAAACGCCGCTTCACATGCTTGCACTGGAATTTCGACAATCGTATTTATTATTTCGGCTAAACTATTCATTTCATTTGCTCCTTAACTGCGGGACCGCTTTCATACCACGCCTTAAACTCCGCCAAGCAGTCGGGGCATAAATCAATTTGCTTTTTATTATATTTAAAAACCCACGCCAAACCGCAAACAAAATCAGTGCCGATTTTTGTTGTTTTTCCGCCGAGTTCATATTTAACCGGCTTTCCGCATCTTTTGCATTCAACTTCCCACATTTGAAGTTCCTCCTTAAAAAGTTACTGCGGCATTAAGTACGGCTGCCGCAAGCCAATAGATCACCTTGCGCCAATCGGAGCCGGCAGCGTAAACAGCTGCGGCCCCGATATCAAGTGCTATTAACAGCACCGGGAAAATATATTCTTTTTTCATTCGTTTCTCTTTTTGTTCAACGCCATATAAAACGGAACAAGTGTTTTCACATCGCTGTGCTCATCCATTAACTTTTGAAGCGCAGCTATTACCTCAGCAGCGGCTTTAGCAAGCACTTCCGCTTTGCAAGATGAAATAATATTTCTCCCGCTTATTTCGTCGCTCGCCACACCATTGAGAATACAGCTGACATTTCTGTCCTCCAACACCTTGCCCGTTCTGTTGTCTGTTATCTGAAGTCTGAACGACAACTTCTGCTTAGTATCATTCATATTTACTCTCCTTTTTACTCTCCTTAATCTCTCTCGGGTTGTTCGGGCAAAGCAACTCTGCCATGTTATCTGGCTTTGTGTTAATCATATGCGTGGGCTCAAGGCCGAGAATTATATAACCCGGCTTGCAAAATTCTTCATCATCAAGCACATATGTTATTCTCATCAGCAGAGCCCTGCCGGTGTAGTAGGTGCCCGATTCGTCAATTTCATTAAACGCGGCACAATCACCGATTTCAAATGGGCGGTCATTTTTGCGCACCTCAAATGTTTTCTCGCCGTCTCTGACGGAACTGAAATATTCGGGCTTAATTTTTAACTCGTGAATCATTTTTGGCCTCCTCAAGCTTCCCTTGCACAAACGGCTGCCACTTTTCGGGCAGTTGCAATTTATATATATCTATCGTTGCCACCATGCGCGGAGGCACCTCCAGCGTGGCACTGTATGCAAATTGATTTTTTGTTATTTTATCGCGCCTTTTTATGAGCTGCGATATTTTAAATCGCTGCTTATCGGAAATTTCCTTGCAGCCAACATCAATATTGTATTGGAATGCGATTTTTGCTTCTTCTTTAGTCATTCACATACCTCACTTTGGCTTCTTCTCTTGCAGCTCTTTCGGCTGCCATTTTTTTTGCTGCTGCGAGAATATCGCTCAACTTTGTCGGCTCGTTCTTTTTCCCCGTGCCAAATTCGAGCAAGCCGTCCTCTACGCACCACTTAATGATTAAGTTGAATACATTTCGATCGGTATAATAGATTGCCTTGTTATAATACTCGGTGAATTTTTCGTCCCCAAGCAGATCGAAAAGCATATCGTGCTCGGCGCATGAGATGCCGGCATAATACGGATCTTTGGTAAGGATCTCGCCCGGCGAATAAGCACTCCAATCATACCAGGAAGCAATACCGCGCATTGTTTTTTCGGCGGCATCCTGCTCAATCCACTTAACGATCATATCGAAGTGGCATTTTTTGTTTTTCGCAATCGCCTTATTCTTGTTTTTCTCAAGCCAACGGTCCGCATGTGATATGTAACCCTTATATTGGTGCGGGTAGGTTTGTTTGAGCTTAAGAAACTCCTCGGCGGTCATAAGCACATTGCCATGCTTGCCAAAAGAAAATTTATCGCTTTTTAAATTCTTGTCCATATGAATACTCCTTGACTTTTGCGCCCGGAGCAGCTATACTTAAATTGCAATTTGAGTGCTGCTATCAGCGCTGCCGCAGGCTTTCTGTCTGCGGCTTTTTTATTTGTTCTTTTTGGCCTTGCTCAATTCTGTTTGCAGCAATCCGCAGCGGGTTTCTGCATTTTTCCAGCTTGCAAGCAAATATTCGTTTTCCGAGCTGAGCTCTTCATTAGCTCGCTGGTAACTCTTGATTGCTTCGCAATCTTCATTACAGCTTACATCTTGCTTGTCCTTTTTGGGCTCATTATTTTTGAGTTTGTTCTTTTTCGCTTCCTCCTGCAGGCCGATTATTAAGTAAAACACAGCAGTGAGGATAGCCCCTACCACTATTCCGGTGCACAGAATCGATATCGTTTCAACATTCATATGCCTGCGCCCTCCTTGGTGATAAGCTTGTACAGCTCGTTCATCTGCCGCATATCCCTTGCCGCTTCGGCACGGTGCTCTTCGCGCTCGGATGCTCTGAACTTACCGCAGATTATATTTTTAACAATCACAGCCGGCACGGCTGCCACGGCGATTACGCCGAATATAAATAAAGCGTTTATCATTCATCAAACCTCCTTACCGGGTATTTTTTTCGCTTCCGCTTCATATTGCGGAATCGTTTTATAGAACGGGCAGCCGCCTTTCACTCTGGCGCAAAGCAATTCGGTTAAGGCTAAGCATGTGCTCTGCCCGTTCACTTTTCTATAAGCAAAGCAGCTTGTTTTCGGTCGTCCCATTTTTATACTCCTTATAATTTTTCAAATTCATCCAAGTGCTTCGAGTAATACTCACTCATCACTCGGCTTAATCGTTCCGACATACTTTTGCGCTCTTCAGGCCGCAATTCATCGAACGGACGGGTAACACCGTCAAGCCCCGTAATAAAACACTTAAAATCAAGCACATCCTTGCGCTTCTTTGGTGTGGCTTTTGCCGTTGCCATGCTCTCACCTCCTTATAAAATCTTATGCGCTGCCGTTTGTCCGATATAATTCCGATATAATTAAGAACAATATGCTATAACATTTCTTGATTCAGCAATATCACCGGGCTGCGCCGTTTCTGCCCAGCTTGCAAGCTCGCAAATCTCTTGCATTGGCAAATGCTGATATGCTTTCTTCTGAAGCTCGCACCTTGCGTTGCCGGAAAAATCAACTTTAATTATAATTTTTCTGCCGGCGCGGCGATTTGCCGCTGGCTTAAATTCAAAAATAACCGTTTTTCTCACCTCCGATTATTTGAAAGCGTGCCATTCAAAAGAGCTATCGAAATTAAGATCCCAGTTGCTTGGTGATTCTGCGTTAATGCCGCAGCCCTCCACATTTCCATCGTAAAAAGGGCAGCTTAACGGACATTGAGGATCATGCGATTTACATTCCTCTTTTATTACGATCAGCGCATCGTGCAGCTGCTTAATCCTATCTTTATTCATTTCTTTATTCATTATCTTCCTCCTTGATCGTGGCACAACATTCATCAATTAACAGTTCAACAATTTGCCCTACGCTTAGCACGGTGGAGGAGTGCTCCCAGATATCCTCTGCGATAAAATGCAGACCGCATAATGTTGCTCCTAAATCGTTAATCCTGTAATATTCACAATGCGAAAGCATTCTACCGTATTGTTCATTATCGCCGCAGGTGTATAGGTTATATTTAATACACATAAGCCTTACATTTTCCCCGCTGATTCGTCTTATTTGCTTCACCCTTAATCCTCCCACTTCTCAAAAATCACGGCGCCTTTATTGAGGAATACGCCTCTATTGCCGGCAACATAAATACCGTATCTGCCTGAAAGTGTTTTAATGATTTTATTGCCGCAATCATAATCATAAATATTTATGTTGTTGCCACGGACGGAAGCCCAAAGGGCATAATCTTCCGGCTTATACTCACTTTCGTTGCAGATGATAACAGCCGTATCACCGTCACCATAACCGTTAGGCACATCAAGGGTGAATTGGCCGTCAATTCCGATTTTCACCGAACCTATATCGCTGATTGTTGTTAATTTCTTCATATGATTTCCTTTCTTTTTTATGTTTGTTGACAAATTTCTTTCGCTTTGCTATGCTGAATACATGATAATTTCAGCGAGGTGTTATATATAATGTATTCACAAGAAGAAGTTCTAACATTTGAAATTAAATCCGGCAAAGCTGTACTTATAGGCGCAAGAAAACTCAAATTAAAAATTCCAACCATATGCCCAAGGTGCGGCAACGGTTCATTTCCGGAGCGCTTAATTTCAACTGAATGTGTAAATGTTAATGCCGAAACAGATCAAGTACCGATTGCAAGCATCTTTTTATGCCCGGTATGTAATAATTTCTTTTATGTAAGCCATTATTACATTGAAAATCATCCGTATTCGGACAGTTCCGTAATATGCGAAACACTTCCGACATCTAACCGTGATAAATCATTTTCGGATGCGATAAAGAAAATATCACCTGATTTTGTTCGCATTTATAATCAGGCGCTTAAAGCCGAAAACAGCAATCTCACCGACATATGCGGTCCCGGTTATAGAAAATCACTTGAATTTCTTATTAAGGATTTTGCAATTCTTAACAATCCGGCAAAACGGGAAAAAATCATCAAATCGCCATTAGGTGAATGTATAAATACTTATCTTTCCAAAAATCTTTCGGCATTAGCTACGGCTGCGGCATGGCTTGGTAACGATGCAACTCACTACGAGGCCAAACACCATGATTACGGTTTAGCTGATCTTAAAGAATTTATAAATTCAACTGTGGCATACATAGATTTTGAATCACAAATCAAAAAATCTTACGAACTTCAGAATAAAAAGCAATAGAATGATTGTCTCTGCACCCGGTTTTTATATCGGGTGCTTTTTTATAGCACTATTTTTCTTGAAAGCAATTCGCCGTCATCGGTCCAATATTGCTCTTCAAATCTGCCGGGGTTTTCATTGCTTCCGTCGCCTGCGGTGAGAACAATTCTCGTTACAAGCACACGCGACACGCCCTCGATTGAATTACGGTTCTTATCAAGGACCTCTTGTATCCGCTCTTTGTCTTTTTTATTCATAAGCCCTCCTATTTAGCCATTTTGGCTATCATTATCGTAAAAAAAATAGGCATCCTTATCAACTATTTTTAGAATTTTACTGAGGGCTTTAATTTCGCTCGCTTTAAATTCCAACTTGTTATTGAGTTTATAAGAAAGCGACTGCTTACTTATACCTAATTTTTCAGCTACCTCGCCCTGCGTTAAATTTAATTCAGCAAACTTGGCCTTAAGCATATTTGTAGCCGTCAATTTTCGCACCTCCTTTTCATTAGCCATTTTGGCTATACTTCAATATTATCACCGTTTAGCCGTATTGTCAATAGCTTTTTTGAAAATTGCTCAAATAAAGTTGACAAGTTGGCTATACAGTGATATTCTATGTTTGGTGATATTATGACAATATATGATAAAATAAGGATTCTTAGAGAAAAGAATGATATGTCTCAGCAAGAATTAGCGGAGAAAGTCGGATTCAAAACTGCATCTGCAGTTAATAAGATAGAATTAGGTTTACGCGATATAAATCAAAGTAAAATTCTTGCTTTTGCAAAAGCTTTACATACAACCCCAAGTTACTTGTTAGGTGATGATGATTTTGAGCCCCCTGAAATTTCAACTGATAATATTGAGTTTCCGGTTATAGGCGATATTGCCGCAGGCTTCGATAAAATTGCCATTGAAGAATGGACAGAAGATAAAATAAGTATTCCAAAGGAATATTTAAAAGAACATTCACAAGATGAATTTTTCGTTTTGCGGGTTACGGGCGATTCAATGTACCCCGATTACAGAAACGGCGACAAGCTGCTCATTTTTAAGCAACAAGCGGTTGATTACAGCGGGCAGGTTGCCGCAGTTATATACGGTAATGAATACGGAACGCTGAAAAAGGTTGAATACCGCAAAGATTCCATTCACCTTGTGCCAATCAACCCACAATATACATCCGAAATAATTAACGGCGCCGACATGGGCTGCGTACATATTTTAGGCGTACCGAAATTACTTATAAGAGATATTGACGATTAAACTATGATTAAAAAATGCAATGATATCGAACTATCGCAAAATACTCACTTAAAAAATTCAAAATTTTAATTGAAAATATAATAAACAATGCTTAATGTTTAGTATATTTGGGGTGTCGAATTTAATTTAAAGGAGAATATATTCAAATGAAAAACAAAATGCCGAAAGCAACAATGTTTGCGCTGCCCGTTTTGGCTGTTGCTCTTTTAGTTGTGGCTTTTTTCACACACAAAATTGCGTTTTTGATTATTGCGATTTTATTTTTAATTGTCTATTGTTTTCAGATGAAAAAGGCATGTCAAATCACAAATCAAATTACCAACATCCAAAAATATGATGAAGAAACAAGAGCGGCCGCAAACACTTACAGCAAAGACACCCGCAACACTGCCGACAATTACAGCGGAAACGAGAAAAGAAAAGCCGATGAATATTTCGCACGCACAAAAAAATCTGCCGATGATTACAGCAGAAATGTAAGATCCAAGGCCGAACAATCGATTTTATCATTAACGGAAGAAATCGATAAAAAGAAAGCCACCATTGCCGAATTAAACGAAAGCATAAATTCATTAACAGAAACCGAAAGCAGAAGACAAAAGAATTTAAAAACGGCAGTGAACAAGCTGACCCGCTCAAAAGCGCTCTACGGCAGCGTTACATATGCGATAGACAACTTTTTTAATTACGCCCCGGAATTTACGAGCTGCAAGCTTTCTTCAACAGACGAAAACGATTACGAGGAATTAAGTCCCTCGGTTATTCTGAAGCTTCATTACATGGATATGCGCGACTTGCGCAAAGCATATAAAGACAACGAAAAGCAAATCCTAAAGGTTTTGGAGGAATACAAAGACCGCTACACCACAAAGGCCAACAGAGCAATATATGCCTTAATGGTTATTGCGCTGCAGGCAGAGCTTCAAAATATTCTTTATAATTTAAAATACGAAAAGCTTGATGTTGCAATCGAGCAGGTTAAGGCCGTCACTGCAAAATACCAAACTGTTGCGACAAACGGCAATCAAAGCATTGCCGGCACTATAACAAAATTTATAGGGCAAATCGAATATTTATTTATAAACGCAGTAAAAATAGAATATAACTACTATGTTAAGAAAGAACAAGCCCACCAAGAGCAATTAGCGATTCGCGAGAAAATGCGCCAAGAAGCGGAAGAACGCAAAGCACTTGAAGCCGAAAAGAAAAAGGTTGAAAAGGAAGAATCAAAATATCAAGAACAGATTACCAATTTGAAAGCTCAGCTTTCAAATGCCGAGGATGAAGAATTGGCCAACCTCAAGAGCAGAATTTTGGAACTTGAGGGGCAGCTGGCTTCGGTTACGGTTAAGAAAGAAAATATTGTTGCACTGCAAAACGGCAAAGCCGGCAATGTTTACATTATCAGTAACCTCGGCTCTTTCGGCGATAAAATATTTAAAATCGGCATGACGCGCAGGCTCGATCCTCAAGACAGAGTAAACGAGCTCGGCGATGCCAGCGTTCCGTTTAAATTCGATGTTCACAGCTTTATTTTTTCCGATGATGCAGTCGGCCTCGAAACAGAGCTGCACAAGCGTTTAGATGCAAAGAGAGTTAATAAAGTAAACCGCCGAAAAGAATTTTTCTATTCAACGGTTGATGAATTGGAAGCATTGGTTTCCGAAATCGATCCCACAGCTGAATTTAACAAAACAATGCTTGCGGAAGATTTCCGGCAATCTCTTTCGAGCGACGAAAACTACACAACAGATATTGAATTTGATTCGGATGATGAAGAGGAAGATGTTTCTTCCAACGAATAATCGGTTCATGAACATTAAGGCGGCGGTCGTTTGGCTGCCGCCTGTATTTTTTAAGGAGGAATATTATGCCCGGAACAAACAGCATACCGGGAACAGCTGCGGCATACATTCGAGTTTCGGATGACAAGCAGGACGAATACAGCCCCGATTCACAGCTGAAACTGATTCGCGACTATGCCAAGCGCAACGGCTATTATGTGCCGGATGAATTTGTGTTTTACGATGACGGCATAAGTGCCAAGACGGCGGCGAAACGCCCTAAATTCATTGAGATGATAGGAATTGCAAAGCAAAAGAACCCGCCTTTTGATAAAATCCTGGTATGGAAATTCAGCCGCTTCGCGCGAAATCAAGAGGAAAGCATCGTATATAAATCGCTGCTGCGAAAAAATGGCGTTGAGGTTATCAGCATAAGCGAGCCACTTATTGACGGCGCTTTCGGCTCCCTTATTGAACGCATAATCGAATGGATGGACGAATATTACCTCGTTCGCCTGAGCGGCGAAGTAAAGCGAGGAATGAAAGAAAAAGCCTCGCGAGGCGAGGCAATGAGCGGCAGGGTATTCGGTTACCTACCCAAGGACGGCACTTTGTTTCCGCACCCCGAGGAAGCCCCGCTTGTGCGAATGATTTTTGACGATTATTTAAACGGCAAGGGTGCACGGCAGATTGCAATTAAGCTTCAGCAGCTCGGGGTTAAGACTATCAGAGGCAATGACCCCGATAACAGATTCGTTGATTATGTGCTGCACAACCCTGTTTATTGTGGCAAAGTGCGCTGGAGCACTGACGGCCGCGCCGCATCGAAGCGCGATTACCACAACGAAAACATCATGCTTGTGAACGGCAGCTTTGAGCCGATTATAAGCGAGCAAACTTTCAACGCCGCGCAAAAAAAGATTGTCGATCAGAAAAAGCGTTACCCGAAATACCAACGAAACGAGGCACCCACAGAATATATGCTTCGCGGTTTAGTGCGTTGCGACAGCTGCGGAGCAACTTTAACGCTTCAGAGAGCTTCCAAGGCACTGCAATGCCACAACTACGCACGAGGCAGCTGCAAGGTGTCGCACTCAATATCGATTGCAAAAGCAAACAAAACCGTTATCGAAGCATTGCAATATGCCGTGGATCACCTTGATTTCAACATTTTACCCGATGAAGAAAAACACACGCCCGAGGATTATTCCAAGCCTTTGGCCGCGCTGCGCAAGAAACTCGCCCGCACCAAGGAAGCTTACATCAACGGCGTTGATACACTTGAAGAATACAAAGATAATAAACTACGGATTACCGAAGAAATTGCAAAACTCGAAAAAAAGCAGGCCGCAAACACCGCCCTGCCTGAAGTAGACAAGGAAGCATTCGCGGCCAAAGTGCGCGGCGTTATTGCCGTTATAAACTCGCCCGACACAACTGAGCAGGCGAAAAACGAAGCCCTGCGCTCAGTGCTCGCAAAAATCATATATCATAAGCCTGCGCAATCCCTTGAACTTTATTTCTATGCGTAA